GTATTATCGGCTATTGGTAATTTGTGTAGTGTTGGACATATTTTTTGACATTTAGAAAATGTTTTGTCAAGTATAGTTCCTCTAAAATTTTTAATTTTTTCAGAAACGAGTATTTCATTAAAATCTTGTTTAAGAAGATTTCCAATTGATCCTACACTATTCCAAGAACCACATAAACATGGATTAATATCACCATTAGATGTGATAGCAAATGTTGTCCATGGTTGATTGCAAAAATGCATTCTAATATTTATAAAACCGTTTATTGGTAAATTAAAACAGATTCTTGATATGTTACTAATAGAAGCCACAGAGTGCCAAGGGAAATAACAAAATAATTCACTTGATCTTTGATAAATAAGTGTGTATATTATTCTTTATGTCTAATATACATTAGGCAAACATAAAACAAACATAGGCACATTAGGAGGCTTACATTATGGCTACACTAGCTGAAATAAGAGCGAGGTTAAAATCTCAAGAAGTGAATCGCTCCACTTCATCAACAGGCGGCGACAACGCCATCTACCCACACTGGAACATACAGGAAAATCAAGAAGCAGTAGTTCGTTTCTTGCCTGACAAGGATACCGGCAACACTTTCTTCTGGACTGAGAGAGCAATGATCAAGTTGCCTTTCGCCGGGATCAAGGGCCAAGCGGATTCAAGACCGGTGCAGGTACAAGTGCCATGCATGGAGATGTATGGAGAAACTTGCCCCGTGCTGACGGAAGTCAGGCCTTGGTTCAAAGACAAGTCAATGGAAGACATGGGCAGGAAATATTGGAAGAAGAAGAGTTACATATTCCAAGGTTTCGTGCTGCAAAATCCCTTGGCAGATGACAAAGTATCTGAAAATCCAATCAGGAGATTCATAATTGGTCCACAGATCTTCAACATAATCAGATCAGCATTGCTGGATCCAGAGATGGAAGAGCTGCCAACTGATTACGTGAGAGGCGTGGATTTCAGGATAACCAAGACATCCAAAGGCGGATATGCTGACTACTCAACTTCAAAATGGAGCAGAAGAGAAAGAGCTCTGGACGAAGCTGAGAGAGCAGCGATCGACAAGTTTGGCCTGTTCAACATGAATGATTTCAGACCCAAAAAGCCAACCGAAGCAGAGATCAAGATAATCAAAGAATTATTTGAGAAATCTGTTGAAGGTGAGGCTTATGATCTGGAAAAATATGGTCAGTACTTCAGACCAGCCGGAGTGTCAATCCAGTCAAATGGATCGGCCAACGGTTCCGCATCAGTGGCGGCAGTCACTGGCGAGGAGATCTTTACCAAGGTAGAGCCAGTAAAAGTGGCTCCAGCCGCGGCGTCTCCCCAACCCAGCACTGACAGTGCCAAGAGAGCGGAAGACATCTTGAAACTGATAAGATCAAGACAAAGCAAATAATAACACTAATTTTTCCCTTTTGGCTCCAGAATTGACACTGGAGCCAATTAGTGTTAATATAAGAACATAGGAATTAAAAAAATGACAAAAGTATTTGACGCAACAAAATTTAGGAAGAGCATCACAAAATCAATACAAGGCCTGGGTCTGGGATTCAATGATCCAACAGATTGGATCTCCACAGGCAACTACGCATTAAACTATTTGATATCTGGAGACTTCAACAAGGGCATTCCGCTGGGCAAGGTATCAGTGCTGGCAGGAGAATCGGGTGCGGGTAAATCTTACATAGCATCAGGCAACATAATCAAGAATGCACAGGCACAGGGCATCTATGTCATACTGATCGACACAGAGAATGCGCTGGACGAGGCATGGCTCAAGGCATTGGGCGTGGACACAGATGAGAAGAAATTATTAAAATTAAGTCTTTCCATGGTGGATGATGTGGCCAAGACCATATCAGAATTCATGAAAGGTTACAGAGAAGAAAACACAGATAATAAAGAAACTGCTCCTAAAATTTTGTTTGTAATAGATTCGTTGGGCATGTTATTGACTCCAACAGATGTCAATCAGTTTGAAGCAGGAGAGATGAAAGGTGATTTGGGTAGGAAGCCCAAGGCTCTAACATCACTGGTTAGAAATTGTGTGAACATGTTTGGTTCGTGGAACGTGGGCATGGTATGCACCAATCACACCTATGCTTCGCAGGACATGTTTGACCCAGATGATAAAATTTCTGGAGGACAGGGATTTATCTATGCATCATCTATCGTGATCGCTATGAAAAAATTAAAATTAAAAGAGGACGAAGCAGGCAATAAAATTACTGAAGTGAGAGGCATCAGAGCAGCATGCAAAGTCATGAAGACTAGATATGCCAAACCTTTTGAAAGCGTACAAGTCAAGATTCCATATGACACCGGCATGGATCCTTACTCTGGATTGGTTGACTTGTTTGAAAAACAAGGAGTGATAGTTCAATCAGGCAACAGATTAAAATACATAGACAGCAAGGGCAAAGAGCATCTGGAATATAGGAAAGATTGGGACGGGGATAAATTAACAATGATAATGAACGATTATCTAAACATAAAAAAGACAGAGATAAAACAAGAAGATGAAGTACAAATTAAGAAAGAAAAAAAATAAAGAAATCACAGGCTATCACGGTTATTGGGATGGCAAAAAGAAAAAGAGAGTGTTTGAAACTCTCTGGCAGGAAAAAAAATAATGCAAGAATTCACACACGAGGAAATAGAGCAGATATGGAACTCCATAAATCACTATGTGCCAGATAGACAGAAAGTGGACTGTGCAGTAGACTTCATCAAGACGCTGGTAGACATAGGCGTGCCGACAAAAATTATCAAGTCCGCGGGCGAGTATGATGAAAAGTTAGAAGAGGCGATAGAGAGCGTGTTCGAAGAGGAAAATGAAGAGGAAGATGAAGACCAATGAGCTGGTACACAAAGGTTAGCCAAGACATCGGCCTGATACCTGACTGCATAAAACATTTTGATCTGGAGTTTGAAGCGGCAAGGAAAGAAATATACATATTTGGCAATTTGGAAAAATCCGCAGCATCACTACCAGGAGTAGTGGAACAAAGATTCAATCAATTACAAGAGATAGAAGCTATATTAGAATATCTCAATATAGAAAATAGAAGATTGCGATCCAAGACATTTAAAAAATTCCTAGAAAATTACAACAGAGCATTGACATCTAGAGATGCCGACAAGTATGTGGACGGAGAGTCAGATGTGGTGGACATGGAAAAAATAATAAATGAGTTTGCATTGTTGAGGAACAAATGGTTGGGCATAACCAAGGGGCTTGACCAAAAACAATGGCAGCTGACTAACATAGTTAAACTACGAGTGGCTGGTATGGAAGATGCCACAATCAGATAGGATAATACTCACAGACGTTGACGGAGTTCTGTTGGAATGGGAGGACCATTTCAGCAAATGGATGTTGTCAAAGGGATTTCCAAAATTACCCAACACCGAGCATGAATATGACATGAGCCTGAGATATGGCATCCACAAGGACATGTCCAGCGAACTGATTAGAGAATTCAATCGCAGTGCGTGGATGGGCACGCAGCAACCAATGCCCGATGCCCAGACCTGGGTAAAGTTGTTACACGCTGAGGGATGGACATTCATACCCATAACATCACAGACATCAGACATACCAGCACAGGAGCTGCGCAAGAAAAGAATGGCAGAGCTGTTTGGGGACACTGTTTTCACAAATTATTTCATATTGGAAACTGGCGACCACAAAGATTCAGCACTGGCGGAATTCCATGGAACGGGTTTATGGTGGGTGGAAGACAAGTGGACCAACGCCAAGAAAGGCCTGGAATATGGGCTGAGGCCATTGTTGTATGATCATGACTACAACCAGGGTTTACAGCATGAAAAAATCATAAGAGTAAATAATTGGCAACAAATACACAAGATTGTCAATGAGCAAAAATAAAAAAATATTAGTGATGGGGCTGCCCGGTTCTGGCAAGAGCTATCTGGCCGACAAACTGGCCACAATATTGGGAGCAGAATGGCTGAACGCTGATAGAGTACGAGAATCAGCCAATGATTGGGATTTTTCACCAGAGGGCAGGACAAGGCAAGCGGAACGCATGAAACGCCTAGCACAAGAAGGATTAGACCGAGGCAAACACGTGATAGCGGACTTTGTTTGTCCAACTAACAAGACTAGACAAGACTTTGCTGCTGACTATACAGTTTGGGTGGATACCATAAAGGAAGGACGCTTCGAGGACACCAACAAGATGTTCGTTCCGCCTGAGGAATATGACTTCAGGGTGCCCACGCAGAATGCTGAGCTGTGGTCTTTGAGGATAGCAGATGAGATACAAGAATATGTTTGGGATAATCGTAGACCAACGGTTCAGATGCTGGGCAGGTGGCAACCATGGCACGAAGGACATCAGGCTCTGTTTGAAGAAATTGTAAAAAAAACCGGACAGGTAAACATACAAGTGCGAGATGTGCAAGGGGTTGGAGACAATCCGTTTGATTTTGATACAGTTAAAAAGAACATAGAACAGGCATTACTGGCATTTAGGAATAGAATCAAGATCACATTGGTTCCAAACATAACTAATATTTGCTACGGCAGAGGAGTTGGTTACAAGATAGAAGAAATAGTTTTGCCAGACAATATACAAAAAATTTCAGCCACAGACATTAGGAAAAAGATGAGGGAGGAAGGAAAATTATGAAAGTGTATGTGGGCTACGATCCCAGAGAAGATATCACATATCAGGTTTGCGAACACTCTATAAAACGCAGGAATCAAAATACAGAAGTGGTCCCGTTAAAAATGAAAAGCATGAGAGAAGCAGGGCTGTACACCAGAGAAATAGACAAGCTGGCCAGCACGGAATTCACATTCACGAGATTCTTCATACCCTATCTACAAAATTATCAGGGATGGGCTGTGTTCTGTGACTGTGATTTCGTTTGGCAGATAGACGCAGATGAATTGAAACAATACTGTGATGACAGCAAG